AATCAGTGGGTTGCAGGTTCAACTCCTGTCACCAGCTCCAAAAATAAACGCACGAACGATAAAAAACAAATCGTCCGTGCGTTTTTGTTTTTGCTTGAAATGCCTTGAAATTCCCTGAATGAACGTGACAATCTAACAAACAATCTAACAAATCAATACTTCATCTTTCGCATTTCCTGCAACAGATAAGCCGGGTCATTGTGGGAGACGTACTTGTTGGCCGTAGTGGAGAAATTTTTGTGGCCCAAGATGGCCTGCACGGCGGTCTTTTCCAGGCCGCACTCCACCATCTTGCTGCTGGCCGTGTGGCGCAGCGTATGCGGATGCACCCCCTCTATGTGGCACTCCTGCATCAAGGCCCGAAACTTTGTAGCCACGTTACGCTTGTCCAGCTTTGTACCAGCTTTGGACGGTATCAGCCACTCACAGCCGCTGTCAAGCATCCAAAAGGCAATGATTTTGTAAATGGGGTCCAAAATAGGGATAATGCGGTTTTTGCCCGCCTCGGTCTTCTCTCCACCCTGCATATACCGCTCTTTTAGATGCACATCGTCGCAGCGCATGGAGAGCAGCTCATCGATACGCATACCGGTGTAGAGCAGCACCATTGCGATTTGTGCTGTCTGCCCAAGCTTCGGGTCGTCTTGTCGGCCGCTGATCCGCTCTATCTCTTGAGCGGTCAAGGTACGCTCTGCCTTGCCTGTAGCCGCCGGGAGCTGCAAGAGCATAGCATAGTTTTTGTTTATGATGTCCTGAGCCATTGCCCACTCGCAGATCTGACTGAAAAGTGTGCGCTGCTTTTCGCAGGAGCTGCGGGAGAGGCCCTTTTCCACCATCTGGTCAATCACTTGTTGATAGTCTGCAGTTTTCAAGTCCCGGAGCTGTCGGTCATACAGCGGCGAAGCCTTTGTATAGGCCAGCTCATAACCCTTTTTCATGTCAGTGCCGAGCTTGTCAAATTTGGGCTGCGCTTTCCATTGGGCGTAGGCATCCGCAAAAGTACATTTCAGACGCGCTGCGGGGGTGTTTTGGACGTTGTAAGCGTCCAACGCTTGTACTGCTTCACCCGGCGTCGCAAACGTCCCCAGAACGTCTCGCTTGGCTGTCAGGGCCACATACGGTTTTGACCTCGTCCCGCTCAACTTATATACGCTGCCGCTGCCCTTTGGGCGGCGGCGCTTTTTTCTTTGCTGCGGGGCGGCTTCGGGCTGCTTCTTGCCGCAGTAGGGGCAAAAAGATGCATCGTCCGGCATTTCCCGACGGCAGCAGGCGCGAATGCACTTCAAAGCTCTTCACCTCGCTTTGCGGTATAGTCGGCCTCGCCGCTCTTCGCGGCCTCTTTTCCTGCCTGGTATGCCGACTGCAGCAGACTCACCGGAGGCTGGACTTCCCATGGAATCGGATCTGTCCCTGTAGCCACGGCGAACCCGTAGTTGTCCAGTATTTGGCCGCAGACGGATACCTTGTTTTGCAAGGGAGTGTGCAGATTTGCGCACACCTCAGCAAACACCGCCGGTGGATAGCTGCCATGTCGGCCCAAAAGGATAAACAGCACCATCTCTTTTACAATTCGCGGCGCTGTGCGAAAGTATCCCGTAAGCATCTCATCCAGCTCTTCGTCTGATTTGCGCTGTATTGGCTCTTTGTAAAGCTCTGGGTGCAGCATTTCTTGCATGGCGGGGAGTGGAGAAGTCCCGCAAGCCTCGAACCAGTCCATTATCTTGTCAGCTGGTGGGCTGGACGCCCCGCACTCCCAGCTCTGAACCGTAGCCTTTCCCTTGTTGATACGGCGGGCCATCTCGACTTGGCTCAAGCCTGCCGCGACTCTGGCCCGCGCCAGTGCGACACCAAGCTTTTCCGCAGTAAAGTAGCTCATCAATTATAACCTCACAAATTTCCATGCCATAAAAACAAAAAGTGACATGGGGAAAACCCATGCCACTCGACAGAGCAGAAGTCCTTCAAGTTTTCCCATAAAATGGTAAAATCTAAAACAAGTTGGACAAATTGAACAAAAACAGAGGTGAAATAAAATGGATTTCGAGCAAAGAAACGGCAAAGAAAACGAAATGACCATCATTGACGGGATGCCTGCCACCATTTTGACCGGCACGACCCGAACACCTGAACCCTGGGAGGACTAAAGATGGACAAGATGAAGCTGTTTTGCACCCACATCCGCGCCGCGCTGGCCTGCTATGAGGATATGCCGCCCGAGGGACAGGCCCGGGCTCGACTTTTCGTGACCCGCAAGGCCGGGGACATCCGACAGCTCAAGGCCGCAGCAGACGCACCCGGCGGGGAGCTTGCTGCTGAACTGTTGCAAAAATTGCAACAACCTTGCAACCACGGATAACAACGCGCATATTTTGCGCGGATTCTGCGTAAAACGCGCGTACTCAGCAAAAAGTCAGCGTAAATTTCAGCGATTCAGCGCAAATGCTCATTTTTCTGTGGATTTTTTCACTAAAAACAGTGCTCGAATGGGGATTGACGTCAACAACCAGCGGTTTTATAATATGGTTGTAAACAGGTTTACGCAGCTTTACGACCCTCAGCTTTACCTGAGTTCAGATAATGCTCGTAGTATTTTTGGTTGTTATCGCCAAAAGCTGCAACCAGATCGGCGTTATTTGCTTTGTACGCGGCAAGATTAAATTCGGCGCTGCCCTGACGGCCCTCTTTCATGCCACTGGTCACAAAGTGTTCGAGGTATTTCCACTCGTTGTCCCCGTACAAAGCGGCCAGATCAGCGTTGTTTGCTTTGTAATATTCAAAATTGTAAACAGGGCTGTATGCTTTAAGCATAGCAAAATAAGGGATATAATCAGGCTCTTTGCGGAAGTTTCCGGAGTACAAAGCTTTCTGGGAAACGGTCTCCTTGCCGCCATCCATGTACTCAACAACAGCCTGAGTAACGGCAATTTCTTCGATAGTTCCATTGTACCACAGGCAATCCCATTCAACAGCCGTATCATAAACAGCATTCTGAATTTCAGATTCGGAAAGGTACGTCAAAGGATCACCATATTTTAAGCCATCGCCATAATACGCATTCCAGTAATATGGGTTGCCGTACTTATCAAGTAAAATTTTGTTATTATGGCGCGCTCCAACATAAACGTAATAATCCGTTGTAAGCTGCGTTTGCTGTGAAAATGGAGTGCCACGCTCCGTACTATCATCAAACGTTCCAATAATGCTGGAAGTGTTTAAGGATGTTGGGTAAATCGGGCCAACAAGACGTGCCTGTGCAGCAGAATAACCGCGAATAGAGCAAGACACCTTATCTCCAACCGCGTTCATGGGAACAAGAGTGAACGTTACATATTTGATGGTTTTACCGGAATTGTTTCGGAAGCAAACGGTCGGCGTTACACCATTTGCGGAGTTTACAGAAAAATATACATCCGTAAGCTCTACGGACGGTTTTGCCGCAACCGCCGCCATTGAAAAGAGTAACAATGTGCATAGTGTCAGAGCAAGTGCAATCAATTTCTTTTTCATGATAACCACCTCGTAAACAAAAATAGGCAGCCAACCAGCTGCCGAAAAGCTAAATTATCAAGGAAAATACCAAAGGAGGAAAATAAAGTGCAAGAAAACAACACAAAATTGATGAAAGAAGCCACAGACTGTGTTATACTTGAGAAAATCAAGCTTGCACTTTCCCTTGGTATCGACGTGGATAAACTCTTAAAGGAGGCAATGCAAAATGTCGAATAATACGATTCTTTTTATCATCGCCGTGTTTGTTATCGCGATGTTTGCGATTCTCGCTTACGAGTTCCTTCATCTCAATGACTTTGCGCTTTTTCGTCGAAAGCCGGAACCGGAGCCGGAACATAAGCACCTTGACGACCTTTTCCGAGCAGAAGTCATGTATACAGGCGTGACCCTCGGAAGTATCTGCGAACTTTGCCCCAAAACCATTTTTAGGGTAAAGGACGGACGCGGCGGGTATTTCGCTCTCGACACCGAAAAAGTGGATGAAAAAAAGCTGCGCTTTTACAAAACCATTTTTGTTAAAGCACTGGATGCCCCGAATTACGAGCTGGAGGTGCCTGACCCGTCACTTCTTTGAGTGAAGAAGTACGTCAACAGAGCAGAGATAGTAGCGATAACAGCACTTTGAAAAAACTGTTTTCGTGAAATCATCTGCTCTTTTTCTTTTTTCAAAAAGTACGTTCGCCCTTTTGCGGTCAAAGCTAAATAATGGTACGTCTTATAATTTCGCGCATCTACCTGCTCGCCACTTGTTTTGATTTCGGCATAACCATCCGCGACAAGCAGATCAGCAAGAACCGCAGAGTCCTTTTTGAATTCTTCTGAAAAAGTTCCAGTCAATACTCCTATCGCATTGGGATCCTTTTGATAAAATTCAAGAAGATACCGAAGTGCTTCCTCTTCCTGCTTTAGCTTAACCATTCCCATTCCCATCCATCATGTTCAAAGCTGCATCAATGGAAATGTCCAGCGAGTTTAGAAAAGCTTCCTGCTGTTTTGTCGGCAACTTGCTCAGCTTATCTAATATAGTATAAGCTTTTGCTTTCACATCTGCATCCAGCCCACTCCCTTCACCGGGGGTGGGCTTTTCTTTTTGCTCTTCGCCGGTGAGCTCTTCTTTCGGAATGCCAAAATAAGATGCAACTTTCAAAATGGTTGCGTCAGTTATACCACCGCCATTTTTCCAACGATTCACAGTTGTCTTGGAAAGTCCCATTTCTAGAGCCGCCCCGGACGGAGTTTTTTTATTCTTATCGCAAAGCATTAAATACTTTTCGTAAAAGGACATAAAAAATCACCGCCAAACTTGTGCATAGTCACAAAGTAACTAAAGTTCACATAAAAACATTGACAGTAAACAAAGTAACTGCTATAATGGCGTTGTTAGTTAAAAAGGTTCACAAAGTACACAGCCCCACAACTGGGATATTGTGCATGGAATCTGTACTTTGTTCTGCAAATACATAGTATCACATTCTGTGAACTTTTTCAACTACTTTTGACACGGCGACAAGAAAAAATCTGCCTGTGGTCGCTTCACAGACAGATTTTTCACCGATTTGTCACCAGAACGCACTTGCACCCCGGCGGTAATGCAAACTTGCACGTCTGCACATCTTTTTCGGGCATTTACGCCGCAAAAGTAACGCCGGGGCTGCAAAAGCGACTTACAGTTCTATTGGTACGTCGCTCACTTTAGCGGGCCGGTTCCGCTGAATTTTTCAGCCTTAGGCATTGCGCACTTGCTCGCGTCTGGAACAGGCTGGTTCAAAAAGTCCTTCAATTTGCATCGAACTTCCTTTCTTGCCAGTATCTAAGGCTTGAATAGTATAGCAAATTGGTGCGCCGTTGTCAATTTATTAACACATAACAGGGAGGTGGAAGAGTGCCTGAACCGTGGACTGGCCGTCTGATTGGCCGAATGCACAACAACAAAGTCACGCTGGAACAGCTTGCCGCTTATCTGGGCTGGACGAAGAGCTATTGCTCGATGATCCTGAATGGCCAGCGCAAGCCGCGCGGCATCCGCGAGAAAATGGAAGCCGCCGTGAGTGACATCATCAAAGGAAGGGAGGCAGAGCCGTGAACCAAAACAAAAAGCCCAGCCGGAAGCCCGACTGGGACGCAACCACGATTACGATTATCTGCATTTTGATAACCGTGCTTAATGTGTCACTTGTAGTATTCCAAATATTATGGTGACTGCTAAAGAAGGGAGGATAGACATGACCAAAGAAGCCCTGGATAAAAACGAAGAACTTCTCAGCAAGCAGTTGGAGCTGCTTTCTGAGAAGTCCCCGAATGCTGATTTGGACACCCTAGTAAAACTTACGGATGCAATGTGCAAGGTTTACAGGACGCTCACTGATGCTCCTTAAAGTATCCAGAATCATGCTTTTCCCTGTAGTCCTTTCGGATTTCATACAGTGCTTCCCAATACATGGTATGAATTTCCGCAGGAGTCTTCCCTCTCAAATCCTGATGCTGAACGTAGGCCAAGGCGAGAGCTTCAGAAAGAGAACTCGGAAAAGTTTTGAAATCACTCATTTTGTCACCCCCTTTCCCTGCCTATTATAACAGGCACCGGGGTGGACGACAAGAAAGGACAAAATATGGCAAACATTCAAATTTTCACAAGCCCCGAGTTTGGGGACATCCGCACGGTAGACCAGAACGGCGAGCCGTGGTTCGTGGGCAAGGACGTGGCGGCAGCGCTGGGCTACAGCAACCCGCGCAAGGCTTTGATTGACCACGTTGACGAGCAGGATAAGGGGGTAACGAAATGTGACACCCTTGGCGGAAGCCAGGAAGTGACCGTTATCAACGAGTCCGGCCTGTACAGCCTGATTTTTGGCAGCAAACTGGAAGGGGCGGTGCGGTTCAAGCGCTGGGTGACAAGCGAGGTGCTGCCCGCCCTGCGCAAGACGGGCAGCTACATGATGCCCAAGCTCAGCAAGGAGATGCAAGCGCTGTTTATGCTTGACAACCGCACCCAGCGGCAGGAAGAGCGGCTCACCGCGTTGGAGAACACCATGACGGTGGATTACAACCAGCAGCGTGTGCTGCGCAAGGCCATCAGTCGGGCCGTCATTGGGGCGCTGGGCGGCGAGGACACCCCGGCTTACATCGACAACCACGTGCGCAGCAAGGTGTACAGCGAGTGCAACCACGATGTGCAGGACTGGTTCCGGGTGAACAGCGTGGGAAACATCCCCCGCAAGCGCTTTGACGAGGCGGTGGAGTACATTCAGCGCTGGAAGCCCAGCACCAACACCGTGATGCTGATCCAGCAGACCAACGGCCAGACCAGCTTGTTTGCCGCAGCCGCTGCCCAGAAGAACACCACCACCGCCGGGAAGTTTGTCAAGGAGGTATAAGCATGAAAACCACGATGCGGGATAAGGCTTGCCAGCTGATCGGCAAGTATCAGTTCTTGGAAGAGGACTTCCGTTCAAGGTCATTTTTCAAGTCCGGGCCGTTTTGCGGCCCGTATGGCCAGTCGGAGGAAGCTATAAAAGCAAAGATGTGTGGCCAGTTCTTGGCCGATTTGAACAAGCTGCTGGAAAATGACGAAGTTGCAGCAGCCTATGAAGACCCCCGCAAGACCGCCCCGGCTGGCAAGTGGTGCGCGGACTCAGCGGCACAGGCAGCTGAGAGCGCCGCAAAGGAGGCACAGAGCAATGGGTAAAGTACTGGCGATCATCATCGCGTTTGCCGTCATTCTGGGCATCTCTTGGGGCGTTACCTGCGCCGCCGTGTGGTCCATCTGCGTATTGATGCACTGGACGTTTACCTTGGCCGGCGGAACGGTGGCGTGGATCGTGCTCTGGCTCATCGGCAGCTTTGGCAGCTCCAAGAAGTGAGGCGCTGACCATGCCTGCACAGAAGAAATACACCAATAAAGGAAGGTTATGAACATGAGTGAAAAAATCATCGCCTACAAGGCCATGGACAAAAATATGCAGTGCCGTGGCAAGCAGTATGAGGTTGGCAAAACCTACCATGAGGACGAGGCCGACTGCCGCAACGCTGGTATGCACGCCTGCGAGAACCCGCTGGATGTGCTGCACTATTACCCGTTGAGGGATAGCCCGCGCTTTTTTGAGGTCGAGTGCGGCGGGAACGTGGATAAAAGCAAAGAGGACAGTAAACTGGCCTGCACTGAGCTGGCGGTGAAAGGCGAGGTGAACTTTGCGGGGCTTGTAAAAGCTACGGTGAATGCCGTTTTTAATCGGGTGAAGGGCAAAGAGCCTTTTTCCAGCGGCGATTACAGCACGGCGGGTACCAGCGGCGATTACAGCACGGCGGGTGCCAGCGGCCGTTCCAGCACGGCGGGTGCCAGCGGCTATTGCAGCACGGCGGGTGCCAGCGGCGATTCCAGCACGGCGGGTGCCAGCGGCTATTGCAGCACGGCGGGTGCCAGTGGCTATTCCAGCACGGCGGCAGCCACTGGGGCTTATTGCAGAGCAAAAGCAGATGGAAAAGACAATGTCGCAGTCGCAAACGGCGCGCACAGTAAGGCACGGGGCATTCTGGGCTGCTATCTTGTGCTGACCGAGTACGACGATGACGGCAATATGCTGTGGGCAAAGATGGCAAAAGTAGACGGCGCTCACATCAAGGAAAACGTCTGGTACACGCTCAAAAATGGTGAGTTTGCGGAGACAAAGCTGTGAAAAAGCACTGCAAAACCAAATTGAAAGAAAGGAGCAGGCCATGCAGAATCCGAGTCTTACGATAGGCGAATGCGTCCAGATCCTTCGGGACAACAACATCTCAAAGACCGAAAAGGTCTTGGGAGCACAGATCCAGGCGGGGCTATTTACCAGCTGGGCGATCCCGTCCGTAGGAACAAAAGAGCCCTGCCCTGACATCTCCCGCGCCGGATTTATGGCGTGGGTGAAGGATTTCTACAAGCTCGAAAAGGTATATACAAAGGAGGAACCAAGAGAATGAGACTCAAATCGTTTGTCGCCACCGGCACGGTAGGCCTGCTGGCCATTATCGGAGCGGCGCAGGTGTGGCGCTGGGCCTGCTCTTTGATGGCCGTTGCGCTGACCTACTGGGGCGGCTGGGACATCGCCGAGGCTGCGCATGCCGCGCCTTGGATTATTGTTGCATCCACTGCCGGGCTGGCAATGTCGTTTTATGGGATGCATGAGGACAACAAACGGTATAAGCGCAGCGGCTACGGCAAAATCGTCCGCAACCATGCCCGGAATCCGGAGTATCCGCAGGATGAGGAGAAGGGCGCATGAAGCTGGAAGAGTTGATTCGGCAGCAGGCCGAAGAGCACCTGAAAACAGCCACACGGCTTGCAACGGAGTCCGCGCTCACGGGAGACATCTGGCTGCGGGTCATCTGCCGGGAAAAATCAGAGGTCTATAGCGCGGCAGCAGATGGGCTGCTCACAGCCCTCCACGATGCGGAGGATGTCGCACATGGCTGATTACATTCACTATATCACATGGTACACCGTGTACAGCGCCAAGACCGGTGAGGTAGTGGCAGCGGGAACGTCCGCCATGTGCGCTGCGAAACTGGGATACAAGACCGCCAACAGTTTTGTGTCTTCTGTTGGACACCGACGCCATGAAAAAAGGCATCCGCACAAGTACATTTTTGAGCAGGAGCGCATTGATCGTGCGGAGGTTGACTGTCTCCCTCCGCTTCGCCGTTACTGCAAAAAGAAAGGCCGGTATACGAAAAGGAAGTGGGAATATGAACGGTAGATATATGCGAGCCGCAGAGATTCGCTGGAATAATCGACAGCCAGAACGGTTGCGGCACATCCATCGGAATGAAGCTCAAAAACAGCAGGCTTCATTCTGCTGCCATGCTTACCATAAAGGGAATCCTGGCAGATGCGATAAACTGGTTTTTGCCGGTTTTGACCCCGTGTTATCAAGTGTGCAGGCTCAGCATTGGGCGGACGAAAACTGGCCGCTTTATGACCATATCGACGTCTTGGATTCTTCGGGCCGCAAGATTTACGGGAGGTGATACACATGAGTCAGACGTTAGCCCGCAGAGCCCGCATCAAAGACCTTTCCAACAAGGCCGAGGGCATTTTTCAGTACGTTGGGAACGACAATGTGCTGTTCCGACTCATCAGCACCGGCAACAAGCTCACCAGCGACGTCAAACTATGCTGTGGCTCTGTTCACCGGCTTCGCCCGCAGCCATCAGCTGGGCAGTCAGGAGACCCGCCGCACAATCGACTCGATTTATCGCCGGGTCGGGGAGCTCATGTGCCTCATCGACATCGTTCATGCCGCCGCTGGCGAAGAAATCATGCCCGAGCCGTATGAATCCATAGATTTTTGTTACATGACCGAGTATCGCACCATGCTACGGGAGGCCGTCATTCGTGGGATGCCGGACAACTACAGAGGCCCGGCGCAGAACCCCTACACTGTCAGCCTTGTGCAGCCGGGCGTTGGCCACGGTAATGGTTACACACCGGACGAGTACGATGACGATTTCTTCGCCCGATTTACTCGCAGAGAAGAGCCGCGTGACCGGAAGCTCGTCTTCCGCTGCACTAAATCCGAGCTTGACGCCATCAAGCGTTACGCCAATATCATCGATATTAAATTTACTGAGGAGGAAATTCATCATGCCTGAGAAAAACCAGACCCCTGTCGAGATGCTCGACCAGAATGCAGCTGTCGTCCAGAGTGCAGAGGTGCCTGCGCCTGCAGCACCTATCCAGCTACAGCAGCGCCAGAGCTACGCCGAGAAGGTGCAGGGATTGACCGTTGACGAGCGCAACTGGATGCTTGCAAAGTCTAAAGCCGCCGCTATGGCGCAGCTTCCCGCAGGCTTCTTGCCCCAGACCTACACCGGCAATCCCGGCGCGTGCGCTATCGCCTGCGAGATGGCCCTGCGCATGGGCGTTTCTCATCTCTTCGTCATGCAGAACCTTTACGTCGTCCATGGTATGCCCACATGGAGCGGCAAGAGCTGCAAAGCCCTCATCGACAACAGCGGCCAGTTTGCAGGCCGCACCCGCTACCGCATGGAGGGCGAAGAAGGCACCGACAACTGGGGCTGCCGCCTGATCGGCGTGGACAAGCTCACCGGCGAAAAGGTCGAAGGCCCGAAAGTCACGGTCAAGATGGCAAAGGATGCCGGGTGGTGGGACAAGAATGGCAGCTACTGGCCCAAGATGACCGAAATGATGCTCAAGTACCGCGCCGCCGCTTACTTTGCCCGCGCCGAGTGTCCGGAGGTCCTGATGGGCGCCAACATCGACTACGAGGTAGGCGCTGGCGACGCCGAGGAAGAGGGTGCGGCCCATGCTTAATGTTGTTGCGCTGATGGGCCGTCTGGTCTACGAACCGGAATTGAAGACCACCCAGAACGGCACCAACGTGTGCAGCTTCCGCGTCGCGGTTGACCGCAGCTTTACCCGGCAGGGCGAGCAGCGTCAGGCCGATTTTATCGACGTCACCGCGTGGCGGCAGACCGCAGAGTTCGTCTCCAAATATTTCCAGAAGAGCAGCATGATCGCCATCGAAGGCAGCTTGCAGACGACCTCGTACCAGGACAAGAACGGCAACAACCGCACCAAAGTTGAGGTCGTCGCCAGTAACGTGAGCTTCTGCGGCAGTAAGGCCGCAGAGCGGGCTGTCGTGAAGGATTTTGACCAGCAGAAGCCTCAGAGCGTACCGGAGTATTCGCAGGGCAGTGCAGACGACTTTTCGGTCATCGACGATTCGGAGGACTTGCCGTTCTAAACCGAGAGTTGAGCTATTTGGCTATACGGGCGCGCAAAGGAGGTGATCGAGTGGCACAGGACGATAAAAAGTCATTTGTGGCGTATCTGAGCTGGTTCGACGCGCTGGAAGAATACTCCGACGCAGAGGTTGGGCGGTTGATGCGAGCTCTTGCACGGTATGCCAAAACCGGAGAAGAGCCAGAATTTTCAGACCGTGGGATGCGTGGCAACTGGAAATTTATGTGCAGCGACGTAAAACGGGCGTCTGAAAAATGGGATGAAACCCGCAAGAAACGCAGCAACGCCGGAAAACGCGGTATGGCAAAGCGCTGGGGAAAGCCTGACGACATAACAAAAATAACAAACGATAACAATGTTAATGACGACATAACAAAAATAACTGTAGATGTAGATGTAGATGTAGATGTAGATGTAGATGTAGATGGGGATGTAGATGTAGATGGGGATGTAGATGTTGTAAAGCGCGATAACACCGCCGCTGTTGATATGGAGTTATCAAAAATCGTCCAGCATTACCAACGTGCTATCGGCGACTTCCCGCGTTCGGCGCTGGAAAAACTGCAAAAATGGCGGCAGGAGTACAGCACGGAGATGATTTTGCTGGCGATCGACAAGGCTGCAGAGGCCGGGAAGCGCTCGTGGAACTACATCAACGGCATCCTGTCTGGCTGGCAGCGGGACGGGATACGCACCCCGGGGGATGTGGCAGCGAATGAGCAGCGCCGACAAGAGCAGCCTCGCGGGAAACAAGCCACAGAAAGCACCGCAGAAGCATACGCAAATATTTTCAAGGGGGTGAAACCGTGACAGTGGAGATGATGACAAAGCTCCTTGCTGACGCTGAGGCCTATTTTGGACGGCCTCAGACCGCAGAGAACCGCACAAGCATCGCGGAGATCTGGGCGAACTCATCGCTCAAGGATGTGCCGGATGAGATGGCCTATAAGACATTCCACGAGGTGATTTCGGAGTGCAGCTGGCAGAGCCAGCTTCTCCCGGCGTGGAAAAAGGCCATCGAAAAGGCCCAGGGTGAGCAGATGCTGGCGAAGCACTGCCTTGCTGCCCGCACCCGGACGCTCAAGTCCAGGGCAGAAAGAAAGCTTCTTGGGCAGGAAAACCAGAACGGAGGACGAAATGCCTAGATACAAAGTCATCGTAGAGTGCAGTGGCCCGCACGGGAACGCGGCGCTTACATACCGCATTAACGCCGCGAGTCAGTTTGCGGCAGAGTTCCGGGCCTGCCAGCTGGCGGGCGACCATTACCCCGAGTATCGGGACATCAAACCGGTGAGGACGGAGGTGCTGAAAAATGGCTAAAATCATAGACCATCTTTCGCAGGGCGAAATTCTCGCCCAGATGGCAGAAGAGCTGGCAGAGGCCGCACAGGCGGCGCTCAAACTGCGCCGGGCGCTGGATGACTCAAACCCGACTCCCAAGACTATCCCCAAATGCTGGGAGTCGCTGGAAGAAGAAATCGGCGATGTCATGAACTGCATTGACGCACTTTTGCTGGAAGACGCTCTGAACTACCACACATTTATGAGCAAGTGCGGCGAAAAGGCAGAGCCCAAAATGAGCCGTTGGAAGCAGCGGTTGAAAGCGAGGTACGCGAAAAATGACGATGACGCCGTGTAAAGACTGCCCCACTCGGCACCCGGTATGCCACGACACCTGCCCCACCAAGTACGCCGAGTTCAAGCGCCAGCGCGGCGCAGAAGCCGCTTACACACGAGAGATGCTGGACACAGGCAAAGTCTACCACTACGACCACGAGGACCGTCACCGGGAACGGGGCCGTAAGAAATACATGGGAGCGAACGGAGGTGCGGACAGATGAAGCGGACTGCAAGTAAATGGGTTGACCCATCAAAGAGACTGCCTCGTAGCCTGAAGCCCGTCCTCTTTGTAGAAAAATCGCTCTTCCACGAGGAAGCAGTGGTCGGATGCTATGACTCCACCTATAAATGCTGGACGATTTTAGAGCGTGGGTACAGCATCACAAGATCTATTCCAACCGAAAACGTGCGGTGTTGGATGCCGAAGCCCAAGCCGCCTAGAAAGAGGGAACCTGCAAAAGCGAACGGAGGAGCGGACAGATGAAAGTGCTTATCGCCTGTGAGGAATCACAGGAAGTATGCAAGGCATTTCGGGCAAAAGGCCACGAAGCCTACTCCTGCGATATTCAGGAGCCGTCCGGCGGACATCCCGAGTGGCATATCTTGGGCGATGCGCTCAAGGCTCTGGAGGGGGGGCGAGTCGTGACAATGGACGGCGTAACGCATGACGTTGGCAAGTGGGACTTGCTCATTGCACACCCTCCCTGTACGTACCTGAGCAACGCCGGCGCTTCTAGGCTTTACAAGATCATTGATGGAAAAAGTTACGTCGCTCTTGAACGTCTGAGCAAAGGCATGGAAGCAAAAGAATTTTTCCTCCGATTCTTGCAAAGCGGAATTTCGAAGATTGCTGTTGAAAACCCCGTGCCATCTGGCGTTTACCGCCTTCCGAGGTACACACAAATCATCCAGCCGTGGCAGTTCGGGCATCCCTTCCACAAAAAGACTTGCTTATGGTTAAAAGGTCTCCCTCCGCTAGAGCCTACAGAAATTGTCATGCCAACAATGTATTGGGTGCAAGGGCAAGGTCCGCGAGGGAAAGGCCACCCGGGAGGCCACAGATCGCAAAAAGAGCGAAGCAAGACCTTTCCCGGAATTGCAAAAGCAATGGCCGAACAGTGGGGGTAAAAAATGAAACTTGAAAAAAGAATAATCTGCTTTATCGTGTCAGCGGCATTGCTGATTGTGACGCTGTGGTTTACATCCTGTGGTGCGGCCACTGCCGAGGCAGGAGCTGAAAGAAAGCCATGCTACCATGTCAAGGTCTACTCCCCGGCAATCGAAAACGCGGGCTATGCCAGCAGAAGGAGACCGAAGTACACCATCACTGTAGACACTTTTAGCGATCTGGTTCCCACCGATACTTATAGTCGTGAAAGAGATTACCAACTTCTCCAAATTCCTCTTGGAGGTGGTCGCTTTGAGCTGGTGTCCACCTCGCTGGTTGAAATCGAATATTACTGAGGGAGGGCTGGAAAACATGAAAATCCGTTCGTTGATTTATTGGGACCCTGCGAAGAATAAACCCGGTTCCGCCGTCATTGAGATGACCGGCAAAGAAATCGTTATCCTGAACAACATCATCTGGGAAGCCGCAAAGGGGAAAGAGGGAAAATCTGGATCTCTGGATATGGCGAAATCCTTAATCTTACTGAACGCTCTTGTACAGCATGGGGGCCTTGACAGCGTGGATATTTTGGCTCTCAGCGATGTAGACGAGCGGCGCAACCGACATCAAGGAGGCGAAGAAAATGCCCAACAATAAAGCAGTTCTTTTAAGCATCCGGCCTGAGTGGTGCGAGAAGATTCTCAGCGGCGAAAAGACCGTAGAAATTCGCAAGACAAGGCCGAAGCTGGAACCTCCCTTCAAGTGCTACATATACTGCACTCTGGCCGGGAGTGACAGCCTGTTTATGGATGTCCTCAACCGGGATGTGACCGCGTGGAACCGTGGCGGATGGCCAGAAAAAAAAGGACGTGTCATTGGCGAGTTCACCTGTAAGAAAATTACCGGCCTAACCCATATTGGAGCAACGGGCAGCAGAGAGCCTGTCAAGCTATACATCGAAACGTCAGATTTGCAGTACGAAAACGCCGACGAACTGCTTCGAGCGGCTTGCCTGACCAAAGCACAGGCTGAAATGTATCTCAATGGCGGTGACGGATACGGCTGGAATATCTCTGACCCGAAAATTTACGACCGCCCGCGACTGTTGAGCAATTTCACAAGACTTCGGGCAACAAAATTTGGCTATGAACCTGTAGATATTGAGCGACCACCGCAATCCTGGTTTTATGTGGAGGACGGCAGATGAAATTAACCCTCTACGGCGACCCGCGCACCAAGAAAAACTCTGCCCGCATCCTCAAAAGCCGCTCAGGCGGGCGCTTTGTGGCCCCTAGCAAGGCTTACGTGGATTATGAGACGGACTGCCTGCGGCAAATCAAAAGGCCGCACAGCCCCATTTCTGACCGCGTGAACGTGAGGTGCGTGTACTACATAAAGACAGCCCGCCGGGTCGATCTGGCAAACCTCATCGAGGCGACCACGGACATTCTGGTGAAAGCCCGCGTGCTGGAGGACGACAACAGCCGCATCGTTGCCGCCCACGATGGCAGCCGAGTGGAGCTTGATCGGGAGAAACCCCGGGTGGAAATTGAGATTAAAGAAATGGAGGAGTAAAATGAATATTTGGATTGCTGCATTATGTTCGCTTGGCATACTTGGCGCGATCGCGATTCTTCTTGCGTTGAGTATATGCTTCATGGAATGGGTGGTTGACAACGACCACATGGAAGCTTGTTTGCTGGTTGCGATAGGCATTTACGCCGAAGGAGGCGTAGCATGACCCGCACATGGACACCTGACACCGACACGCCAAAGCCTGACGGCGGCGTGGACTACCGCACCGTCAAGGCGTGGTTTCAGCAGTGCCGCGACCTTGCGGCAGCTATCGAAGTCCAGAAGCAAAAAATACAGCGCATCCGGGACGTGGCAGAAAAATGCACTCAGAGCCTGAGCGGGATGCCTGCGGGTGGTGGCACTGGGGACAAGGTGGGCTTCGCTGTAGAGCAGCTGGACACCGAGCGCCGACAACTTCAGAGGATGGAGACGGACCTGTGCAATCTGCGTGTAGAGGCCACCCGGCGGGCATACTGCCTAATAGCCGAGCCGGAATGCGCCGAAGCGATTTGCGACCACTATGTCATAGGCAAGTCTCACAAGGAAATCGCAAAAGAAGTCGGCGTGGGCGGGTCAGATGTGGTCTACCGGCGAATCAAACGCGGATGCATGGCTCTGGCCGAGATATGGGACGAGTTTTCTGACGTGCAAAGTGTACAACATGCACAAGAAAACACAGCATGATTTTGGAAGGGGTCAGCTCTTTTCAAGTCTGCAAGCTTAGATGTAAAATTCTAATAAGCGGTTCAGCGCTAAGCGGTAGCCGCTTGCCACGCAGCCTCCAGAACGGTTCCTTCCTTGTGACAGGTTTTCATGCTTTCCTGTTCTCCTTCACCGTTTTGCGGGCTGCTTCTATGCGAGGTTTGAGAAGCCACATAACAGGTTGGCAGTTTTGTGGAACGGTTCGACTCCGTAACCTCGCACCGTATGACGCATGGACTCATCCCCCACAAAGCTGCACGCTTAACCTCCCGTGCCACGAGAGAAAGCTTTGAATCCCCGAGGGTGTGGGTAGACTTCCCGACGGGATGTGCGTCAAACAACAGCCCTGGCGGAGAACCAGGGCTGTTTTATATGGCCGCCTGAGCGCAGTACGGAGCGCGTGTCAGCTGAGATATTGCTGGCTGGTTCGAGTCCAAGGGCGGTGTTTTATACTCCGGTAGCTCAAGTGGTAGAGCGGCGGTCTCCAAAACCGCATGTTGCAGGTTCGAGCCCTGCCGGGAGTGCTTGCATGATCTGACGAGAGCGGGGAGTGCAATAGCGGAGCATCCAGCCGCGAAAGTTCTGGGCGCAGAGGCTTTGCACCCGACAAGCAAGGCCTCTTATTTTGATATTCTGACCGTTCGGATTTTCCGGGCGGTTTTTCTTTTGTGTGAGTTTAGAGAGGTGGTGGCGGTGGCCTACAGCAAAAACAAAAGGATAGGCAGACCGCCCGTCTTTGAGAGCAAAGAAGAACTTGAGAAAAAAATCGAAGAGTTCTTCAAAAGCTGTGAAGGGAGCGTCCTAGAAGACGAAACCGGAAAGCCTGTTTTGGACAAATACGGAAACGTGATAAAAATCGACGAACGTCCAGAAACGGTCACCGGTCTAGCTTTGGCGTTGGGGTTTAAGTCTCGGCAATCTTTGATTGACTATCAAGGAAAGGCTGAGTTTTCTGACACGATAACGCGCGCGAAGCTTCGATGCGAGAGATACGCCGAAGAACGGCTCTATGATCGTGACGGAAACGGCGGCGCAAGATTCAGCCTGCAAGTTAATTTTGGTTGGAGCGATAAGCCGAAAGAAGCGGAGCGGGAAGAGCGTCACGATGATGGTTTGATAAAGGCATTGAATGCTGCCGCAGACATCGGCCCGCCGGATGACGTGGAGATGTTGCCGGAGGAAGAGGACGACAATGCGGAAAAGTAACGGTTTTCGCTGGAAAGCCCTCAGCCAGCGGCAAAAGCAGGTCTTGAGCTGGTGGACACCGCAGAGCGCGTACAGCGGCTACAACGGCATCATTGCCGATGGCGCTATCCGCTCGGGCAAGACCTTTGCCATGAGCTTTTCGTTCGTCCAGTGGGCTATGACCTGCTACAGCGGCCAGCAGTTTGCCATGTGCGGAAAGACCATTGCCAGCTTCCGGCGCAACGTGCTGGGGACGCTCAAGCAGCAGCTTGCAGCCCGTGGTTACAACATCAAGGAGCATCGAGCAGAAAACTGCATGACCGTCAGCAAGGGTGGCAGAACCAACGAGTTTTACTTTTTCGGCGGCAAGGACGAGAGCAGCCAGGATCTGATCCAGGGCATCACCCTTGCCGGGGCGTTCTTCGACGAGGTGGCCCTGATGCCGCAAAGCTTCGTCAATCAGGCCACAGCCCGCTGCTCTGTCACTGGGTCAAAGTTCTGGTTCAACTGCAACCCGGGCAGCCCGCAACACTGGTTTTATCTCGAGTGGGTGCGCAAGTGCCGTTCCCGCAAGATGATGTATCTCCATTTCACGATGAACGACAACCTGTCGCTTTCTGAGGACATCAAAGAGCGCTACCGCAGCCAATACAGCGGCGTTTTCTACCAGCGCTACATTCTGGGCCTGTGGACGGTAGCCGAGGGCCTTGTATATGACATGTTCGACCGCAAGAAGCACGTTGTTGATGTACTTCCGGAGCTGTCACCAAAGGGCGCGTATGTGGCGTGCGACTTTGGTACGCAAAACGCAACGGTTTTCTTGCTGTTCCAGATGCAGTTGGACGCCGGCACATGGATAGCGACCCGCGAGTATTACTACAGCGGGCGCGAACAGAAACGCCAGAAGACCGTGGGCGAGTATGTTGCAGACCTCAAGCGATGGTTAAGCGGCACAAAGCCAGAAAAGGTCATCGTTGACCCGTCTGCACTGCCGCTTATCACGGAGCTAAAGCAAAACGGGCTCCCGATTCAGGCGGCAAACAACGACGTTCTGAGCGGCATTCTGGACGTTCAGACGATGCTCCAAACCGGTAGATTAAAAATATACAGAGAGTGTAAACGCACCATACAGGAGTTTGGCGTTTACGCATGGGACCCGGACAGAGAAGATGTGGTCATCAAGGAAAACGACCACTGTATGGACTCTATCCGGTATTTTGTACGCACGAAGCGCCTTGTCAAGCGGGCCGGAGGATAAAAAGTGGCTACATTTACGTTTCAGACATTCCAGCAGGCCCAGCAGGAAGGGCGGCTCACAGATTTTCTGTGGGATTTCATCCGGCAGCACAAATCTTCCCCGCAGGTGGCGGGCAGGACGGGCGCGCTGGCTGCTGATTTATACGACCGGCAGAAAAACCCGGGCGCAGAGCAGTTCGCCGCAGCCTATGCAGAGATGCTCAAGCGGGCGACAAACAACACCCGGGACATCATGAGGCCGGATATGGTCAAAAGCAACCTGTTCCGGCGGCTCAACAAGCAGCGCGCGGCATACTCGCTGGGCAACGGCGTCACATTCGCCGATGGCACCGACAAGCTAAAGCTGGGCGCGACCTTCGACGAGCGGGTTTTTAAGGCTGGGTATTTTGCCCTCATCCACGGCGAAAGCTTTGGATTTTGGAATTACGACCACCTGGACGTGTTTAAGTTGACCGAGCTTGCCCCGCTCTATGACGAGGACACCGGCACACTGCGGGCGGCTGCACGGTACTGGCAGCTCAACCCGGACACGGCAACAAAAGTGGTGCTGTACGAAGAAGACGGATACACCGAGTACAAGTCTCAGGTGCGTGGCGCATACCCGCTGCAAGAGGCTGCGGCAAAGCGTGGATACCTCAAGACCACGATTACAACCAACGTGGGCGGCGAAGAATCTGTCACAGAGGACAATTACGGCGCCCTGCCCATTGTACCGCTGTGGGGTTCCGACCTGCACCAGAGCACCCTTGTGGGGCTGAAAGCCTACATTGACAACACAGACCTTGTCATGTCCGGCTTTTGTAACGATTTGCAGGACTGTGCGCAGATCTATTGGCTGTGCGAAAACTTTGGAGGCATGACGCAGGACGAGCTGCAAGGCTTTTTGCAGCAACTCAACCTCTACCACGTCGCCAACGCCGACACCAACGAGGGAGGCAAGGTGCAGCCCTACACCACCGAAATTCCCGTCACGGCCCGGAGTACGTTGCTTGACCTGCTGCACAGCCGGTCTTATGAGGACTTCGGCGGGCTGGATGTGCATTGTGTAAGCGCAGATAGCACAAACGACCATCTGGACGCGGCCTATGAGCCGCTGAATCACAACGCGGATGATTTCGAGGCACAGCTCACGCCCTTTATTCAGCAGATTTGCAAGCTGGCTGGACTGGGCGACGTGTCCCCGATTTTTACCCGCAGCAAAATCACAAGCACCAAAGAGCAAGTTGACATGGTGATTTCCGAGGCCGCCATCATCGGGCAGGACATGGCAATCGACCTGCTGCCCAACCTGACCCCGGAACAAAAGGAGCAGGCCAAGGCCGCGTTGATGGCTGAGAGTGCAACACGGGAGACCGTGGACGACGAGGAGGATAAAGATGGCAGCAGGTGAGACTTACGAAGAGTTTGTGGAAAAGTTCAAGCCGAAAAAGACCACGGACGACTGCTATACACCGCCCGGCGTGTACGATGTCATCAAGGACTGGGCCTGCAAGGAGTACGGCATCGACCCGGTCAAAATTGTGCGCCCGTTTTACCCCGGCGGCGATTATGAGAATTTCGACTACCCGGAGGGTGCTGTTGTTCTGGACAACCCACCGTTTTCAATCCTGTCCCGAATCTGCAGGTTCTATCTCGACCGTGGCATTCCGTTCTTCCTGTTCGCTCCATCTTTGGTAGCGTTTTCTGGAAGGGAAAATACTATGCGGATGAACCATATCATTTGCAGCTGTAATATTGAGTACGAAAACGGCGCAATCGTCAGAACGAGTTTTGTGACCAGCTACGGCGGGGACATCATAGCACAGACCGAACCTAGCCTGACGAAGCTGGTAAACGATGAAGTGGAGCGCTTACGACGCATCAAAACGGTACAGCTCCCAAAGTATACATACCCGGATCATATTGTGACGGCTGCATTGCTCCAACGATACAGCCATTACGGTGTGGATTTCAAAATTCACAAAAAGGATTGTACCCCAATTTTTTCTCTGGACGCACAGCGCTCTACCAAGAAAACCATATTTGGCAGCGGGCTGCTTCTGTCTGATCGCGCTGCGGCTGAGAGGGCTGCGGCTGAGAGGGCTGCGGCTGAGAGGGCTGCGGCTGAGAGGGCTGCGGCTGAGAGGGCTGCAGCTGAGAGGGCTGCAGCTGAGAGGGCTGCGGCTGAGAGGGCTGCGGCCACAAAATGGGAGCTGTCCGCCCGGGAGCGTGCCATTGTGGAGTATTTGAACAGCCATGAAAAAGAATGACCGTGACCGCATCTCTACCCGTCAGCTGAACCGTCTGCGCCGCCGTATCCTCCGGGTGTACGGCAATGCCCGCCAGGAGATGCAGGAGCAGCTGACCGAGTTTCTGGCAAAGTACAAAGCGCTGGACGAGCGCAAGCGGGCGCAGCTGGACGCAGGCGAGATCACCGAAGAGGATTACCGCATCTGGCTGCAAAATCAAGTCTTTCAGTCCGATTTGATGCACACCAAGCTGGACGGCATCACGCAGACCTGCACCACAGCCCAAGAGACGGCCTACAAGCTGGCCCGGGACGAGCAATACAATATCTTTTCCTTTGGCGCAAACTGGGCTTTCTACGAGCTGGAACAGGCCGCAGGCGTGACGTTCGGGCTGACCCTGTACAACACCGAATCGGTCAAGCTGCTGTTGAAGGAGAACCCCCGCATGGTGCCAAACAAGCGCATCAAGAGCGAGAGCAACCGCACCTATGACGCCCGGGTGTTCAACCGCTACGTCATGCAGGGCATCGTGCAAGGCAAGAGCGTCCACGACATCGCCGTGCAGGCCGTCAACGGCATGGCTGATACAGAGATCCACTGGGCCATGAACAACGCCATCACAGCCCTTACCAGCGCCCAGAACGCCGGGGCTTTGCAGCAGATGCGAAACGCCCAGGCTTTGGGCATCGAGGTCAAAAAGCGGTGGAACTCCACCCACGACTACCGCACCCGTGAGATGCACCGCCTGCTTGACCAGCAGACGGCAGAGCTCGACGAGCCGTTCAAGGTCATGGGTTATGAGATTCAGCGCCCCGGCGACCCCAACGCAGCCCCGGAGATGGTTTACCACTGCCGCTGTGTGCTGTCCTCTGCTCTGGGCAGGTATCCCCGGCAAAACGCACGGCAAATCGACAACGTGCCTGTGGTCGAGGACAGTGGCAAGGTGGACGAAAAAGGCAGGCCTATTATGGTGCGGGTCAAAAAAACCACCACCGTCATGGACTACACCGAGTGGTATAAATCCAAGGGCGGCACAGAAGCCGAGCAAATGTGGTGGGAGGAAGAGAGAAAACGGAGAAAGGAGAGCGCAAAGCATGAAAAATAAGAAGTTTGGGATTGTCGTAATCAACGATGACTTTTTCTTGAACTTTTGCCGTGATTTTAAGCCCCCGTGCGGTTACATTAAGCCAAAACACGTGCGGCCTTCCTACGGAAATGGCGCAAAGCCGCATGGAGCACACAAACGCCTTATTAGGACAATGGAAGGATTCAGAAAATGAATGTCTTGACGTTGGGCAGAGCAGGAGGAAGAAGGAACGAGAATGAAGCATAAAAATAAGGCCCTGCCACCCGGCAGAGCCTAAAGGTCACAGACCTTTGATTTGGTTGAGCAGAGCCGCACGCAGGGCATCGGTTTCAGCGTCCGCTTGTGGCTTGTTCGGGTCATCCGGGATATATTCCAGTATATCGCCGGGCTGACAATGAAGCACCTCACAAATTTTGTCAAGCGCCCCAACGGGAAACTGCTTGATAGTGCCAAGACAGATTGCTGATATGGTAGGCGGTCTAATCCCAGTAGCTTCAGCGAGTTCCTTTTGGGTCATGTTTGCGTCTGCGAGCAAGGCCTTTAAGTGATAGCTTATCGACATTTCTAACACCTCTTTTCCTACATCTATAATACTACGCCATCCGTTAATAGTCAATACGCAAAACGTAAAAAATATTTTTGAAAATTACGGAAAACGTATTGACGAATTACGCAAGTCGTAGTATAATAGATGCATGGAAAGGAGGTCAGAGGTGCAAGGGAGCAAATACCGGGAGGTGATGCTCCGTGACTAGCAAGGAGTTTGCAAAGCTCACCAGAGCCGAGCAGTTGGCACGGTTTGACGCATATAAAAAAGCGGCCAGCGCTGGAACGCTGAACCGCTAAGACACAAGAAAGCAACCAGTCAAGAAGCCCCTTGCACCTCCATTTTATTTTTTTATAAGCGATTTGTCAAGTAAAATGTGAGGTTTTAGCAATGGAAACACCAAAAATCACGAAAGTGGAGCTTGAACTGGATGCTGTTTCTGGTGAACTCCGAGTAATGCACGACCTGTTGAACATCTTTGCCAACTGGTTTGAGGAAACGCACAAGACCGATATGATCAAGCGGGAGCGCACCAGCGAGCTTGTGAGCCAGATTTGGAGAGAAGCCCCGATGTACAACTCCATGCTGACGGCCCTGTTTGCATCCCTTACCGGTCTGGAAAAGGAAGTAGACGAAGTACTTAACTATCAAATTGCAGAACAAGAGGTAAACGCATGAGTAACATCCAGATTTTCAACTATCAGTCCAACGAAGTCCGCACCGTAGAGATGGGCGGCGAACCGTGGTTTGTCCTCAAGGACGTGTGCACAGTGCTGGGCATTTCCCACATCACGGACACCGCCAAGCGCATGGATGAGGATGAGGTCGGTCAGACCGAGGTCATCGACAGCATGGGTCGCAAGCAGTCCACCTACATCATCAATGAGAGCGGCCTGTACAACGTCATTCTCCGCAGCGACAAGCCGGAAGCCAAACCGTTCCGCAAATGGGTCACGTCCGAGGTGCTGCCCTCCATCCGCAAGAATGGCGGTTACATCGCCGGACAGGAGCAGCTCACCCCGGAAGAGCTGATGGCAAAGGCGCTGCTTGTGGCAAACAAGACCCTTGCAGACCGGGAAGCCCGCATCTGTGAGCTGACCGCACAGAACAGTCAGCTCACCGTGGAGAAGCAGATCATGCAGCCCAAGGCCGAGTATTTTGACGAGCTGGTTGACCGCAATCTGCTGACCAACTTTCGGGAGACCGCCAAGGAGCTGGGCATCAAGCCCAAAGCCTTTGTGGCATGGCTGCTGGAAAAGAAATTCCTTTACCGTGACCAGAAAGGCAAGCTGCTGCCCCGAGAGGACAAGAACAGCGGCCTGTTCGAGGTCAAGGAAGCCAAGAACGACAAGACCCAGTGGAGTGGCGTACAGACGCTTATCACTCCCAAAGGCCGAGAGACGTTCCGGCTGCTGTACCTGTAACTGAATAACCGACCCTGCCCCACACCGGGGCGGGGTTTTGTTATACATGGAGTAAACCATGAACTTTAACTACGACATCAAATTCACCGACAACGCCCCGCAGCTGCATGAAGCGCTGGACTCGTGGGCGGAGCGGGTGCTGACCATCTGGGGCATGAAGGTGCAGGACTACGCCCAGCTTCTTGTTCCTACTGGAACGGCAGACAGCACGGGCATTGAGGGCTACGTGGGCGGCGCGCTCAAGCAGAGCCTGACCTACGCCGTAGACCTTGCCAAAAAGACCGTGATCATCGGGTCAAATCTCTTTTACAGCGTCTACGTTGAGCTTGGCACGGGCATCTTTGCCGAGAAGGGCAACGGACGCAAAACGCCGTGGGTCTGGAAGGACTTCAACGGCAAGTGGCACTTTACCCGGGGCATGGCGCCCCGCCCGTTTCTTCGCCCGGCGGTGGAAGAACACATTGATGAGCTGCGAGAAATCGCGGTGGAAGAAGGAAACAAGGGATGAGCGAAGAAAAGCACACATGCTGCAACTGCTGCTGGCATGATGCATTTTCGTGGGTCTGTTTCAACGGCGGCTCTGAGCTGGCGGCTGATTTTACAGACCCGGAAGATACTTGCCCGGGATGGAAGGTAAGGCCAGCAGAGGAAAAAGAAATTTAATACTCAGCGGTTGGCGCACAGCGTCAGCCGCTTTTTTATGCCGCTTTAGCTCAGTCTGGCAGAGCACCGGACTTTTAATCCGGGGGCCGTGGGTTCAAGCCCCACAAGCGGCACCACACCGGCAGCACGTCCGGCAAATAAACCTTATTGCCAAGCATGGCAGCCCGAGCAAGGGCGGAAAGGACTATCACATGGCACTCAAAAGAGCTGACATCCGCACGATTCTGGAGAACCCCGAAACCTCCAACGATGACAAGGCCAAGGCCATTCTGGACGCCCTGCACAAGGAGACAGACGAGCTCAAGGACCAGCTGGATGCAGAAAAAACAGCCCGCACACAGGCCGAGAAAGAGCGGGACGAGGCCAACGGCGGCAAGCAGGCCGCTGAAAAGGCGCTGACCGACTACAAGGCCCAGCAGACCCAGAAGGACACCCGGGCCACAAAAGCAGCGGCGTACAAGCAACTGCTGAAGGACAATGGCGTGCTGGAAAAGCACTTTGACCGCGTTGTAAAAATGACCGGCGCGGACATTGATGCTTTGGAGCTGGACGAGAACGGCAAGGTCAAGGACGCAAAGAAGTTCATGGACAGCCAGAAAGACGTATGGGGCGACTTTGTGGCTACAACCACGACCACCGGCGCAAAGGTGGACACCCCGCCCACCAACACCGGCTCCAAAATGACCAAAGACCAAATTTTTGCAATCAAGGACGCTGGCGAACGCCAGGCCGCGATTGCCGCAAATGCCGACCTTTTCACGGGCGGCGGAAAGGACTAACACATGGCAGCAAAAGAAAACCTTATCGTAACTACCGACATTACCGTCAACCCCCGAGAAATCGACTTCGTCACCCGCTTCCAGCGCAATTGGCAGCATTTGCGCGACATCATGGGCATCATGCGCCCCATTCGGATGCAGCCCGGCACTACCCTCAAGAGCAAGTACGCCGAGGGTACGCTCCAGAGCGGCACTGTTGCTGAGGGCGAGGAAATCCCCTACAGCAAGTTCACCGTCAAAGAAAAGACCTATGCTGACATTACTGTCGAAAAGTTCGCAAAAGCCGTCTCTCTGGAAGCCATCAAGAAGTACGGCTACGATGTCGCTGTTCAGAAGACAGATGACGAGTTCCTGTACCAACTGACCGCGAACGTCACCGACCGCTTCTATAAGTACCTGAACACCGGCACTCTGAAAGGCACCCCCAAGACCTTCCAGATGGCTCTGGCAATGGCCAAGGGCAGCGTTGAGGACAAGTTCAAAAACATGCACCGTACCGTCACCGGCGTCGTGGGCTTCGCCAACATTCTGGATGTGTACGAGTACCTGGGCGCGGCCAACATCACTGTCCAGAACCAGTTCGGCTTCCAGTACATCAAGGACTTCATGGGCTACAACACCATCTTCCTGCTTTCCAGCGGCGAAATCGCGCGAGGAAAGGTCATCGCAACCCCGGTGGACAACATCGTCCTGTACTATGTTGATCCCGCCGACAGCGACTTTTCCAAGGCAGGTCTGGTCTACACCACCGCAGGAGAGGCAAGCAACCTCATCGGCTTCCACACTCAGGGCAACTACCACACCGCAGTCTCTGAGAGCTTCGCCATCATGGGTATGACCCTGTTCGCTGAGTATCTGGACGGCATCTCTGTCCAGACTATCACCCCGGGCGAGTAATCGCCCCTTTTGAGTAGGAGGCATCTAATGACCGTCCCTGAGCTGTGCGCACTGACGCACAATTTCTTTGACCGGGCAGACGACCCCGTTGCCGGAGAGTTTGTCTTTGAGCCGGATACCGTTCCCGCCGGGGTAGTCCCGGGGCAGTATTTCCTCGTGTGCGGTTCTATCTTCAATGATGGCGTACACAAAGCTGGGGACGGTGATTTGATGACCGAGACCTTTAACGGCACGGTGCAGCCCATGCGTGTGCCGCCCGCTTTTGCGGCACTGGCCCAGAAAATCGACGCATACGACAAAGCACTCCCGGCCGGTGGCGTGTATGTGTCCCAGTCCTTTGCCGGGTGGTCCGGCACGATGGCTACAGGCACGGACGGCCTGCCCGCAGACGGCAAGACCAAATTCCGGGCCGAAATCAACCAGTGGAGGAAGATGTGACATGGTCAATTCGTTCGCTGCATCCACCGTGATGCAGAGCTTCACCAAAAAATACCGTTTTCAGACCCGCAGCTATGAGCCGGACGGCGTCGGCGGCTTTGTGTCCGGCTGGACGGACGGCCCGGAATTTGAGGCCGTGGAGCGCCACGATACCACCGTGGAGGCTCAGGTTGCAGAGCAGGCGGCTACAGCGTCCACCTATACGCTGCTGGTCAACACCGGTGTGCCTCTGGCTTTCCCGGACTACATCAAGCGGGTGAGCGACGGGCAGACCTTTCAGGTGACGAGTGCAACCGATGAGGGCGGCGCTCCGAAAGAATCCGGCATGGGCCTGCGGGCCGTGAAGTGCAAAAAGGCGGTGCTGCCGTAATGGGGCCGTCTGAGAGCATCAATCGGGCGCTGAACGCTTTTTTCAACGGCTTTGGCATCCCGGGCTACCTGGAAGATAACATCCCTCCCGGCGCAGAACTGCCGTATCTGACCTATCAGCCGACAATTCCCGGCGGCTGGAATGAGTCCGGCACCTTCCACGCCCGGCTTTGGTACCCGAGTGCCAAAGGCCGGACGCCTATTTTACAGACCGAAGACAAGATAAGCGCAGCCCTTGCAGATGGCCTGACCATCGAATGCGGGGACGGCGCTATTCTTTTGCGCAAAGGCAGCCCGTGGGCGCAGCCACTCGACAACCCGCCCGAGGGCTATCTGTGCGAATACCTCAATTTTGAGCTTACACGGCTTGTCCCGTGAGAAAGGATTCTTTATGCCTGAAACTCTGGCAAAAAAGTTCGCGGTCAATGTGCTGACCCCGGATGCGTTCAAGAGCATCCCCAAAGGCTCCGGCAATCTGCTTTCCACATTCGACCTTTCCACCCCCAAAATCGACAGCACCAATGTCGTATGCGCCACGCAGGGCGGTGTGACCATCTCCTACAGCAACAGCATGGAGGATACGCTGGCCGACATCGACAACGCGCCCACCAACACCAAGCAGGGCAATGAGGTCACCGGAACCACCGCCACCATCGCCTTTACCACTCCAAACGCAAGCCCCGATGTGCTCAAGCTGGCCATCGGCACGGCTGACATCGACGCGGACGACCCCACCCATGTGGTCCCCCGCATCGAGGCTGCCCTGACGGACTACAGGGAGCTGTACTGGGTTGGCCCTATGATCGGCGGCGGCTTTCTGGTTTGCAAAATTTTCAACGCCCTTTCTTCCGGCGGCCTGAGCCTCAAGACGGCTCACCGGGGCGGCGGCTCCATGCAGATCACTCTCACCGGCTACGCTGACCTGGAAAACCCCACTCGGGCCCCCATGGAATTTTACTCGATCGTCAAGGCCCCGACCGGGGACTAAGGAGGACATATGCGCAACATCATCGATCTCGACGGCACCGAATACCTCAAGCGCACCTATGAGTGTGCGCAGGCTTATAAAAAGTACGTGGCAGACTCCGGCGTGATGGACATTCTGGGCCGCGAGCCGGAGCTGACCGGCACGGAAACGGACGCAGAGCGGCTGGAAAAGCGCCGGGCGCAGGCTAACAAAAACGCTGTGGACATGACCAAGCTGCTCTACACGGACAAGGCAGACCTCACCCTCGGCATCCTGCCCCTCTTCGTGGTGCTGGACAAGGGCGAGGAGCAGCCTCCCACCCGGGTGCTGGCCTCTGCCATGAGCCGGGCGCTCCGGGACGTGGATTTCATGGATTTTTTTCAGTCCTTGATGTGATCGGCGCGGACGGCTACCGGCGGCTGGCATCCACCATCCGGCTGGATATGCTCCGGCTGCTGGGCAAGCCGTACATCATGGAGCATATCCGCGCCGAGG